CTCGGCATTAACTTCGGAGCCCAAAATATTAAGGCAATGGCTAACTACGCAATGGATACCCAAAGCGATGTTACTGCTCCTTCTATCACGACTCCAGTTCAGTTTCTGCAAAACTGGCTTCCCGGCTTCGTTAAAGTAATCACTGCAGCTCGCAAGATCGATGAGCTTGTAGGTATTACTACAACTGGCTCTTGGGAAGATCAAGAGATCGTTCAAGGTCTCTTAGAGCCTATCGGTAATGCCGTTCCTTACGGTGATTACACAAACGTGCCTTTGGCTTCTTGGAATACCAACTTTGTTCGTAGAACTGTTGTCCGTTTTGAAAAGGGCATCAAAGTAGGTATGTTGGAAGAAGCTCGTGCAGCTCGTATCCGTATCAGCACTGCTGCTGAAAAACGTGCTTCTGCTGCTCTTGCTCTTGAAATTCAACGTAACCTCGTTGGTTTCTATGGCTTCAACAGTGGCGCAAACTTGACTTACGGTTTCTTGAATGATCCGGGCTTGCCAGCATACGTTACTGTTGCTGCTTCAGGCACTGGTAGCTCAACATTGTGGTCAAGCAAGACTTTCTTGCAAATCGTTGCTGACATTCGTGTCGCTGCTGCTCAGTTGCAAAACCAATCTCAGGACACTATTAACCCTGAAGATATGGAATTGACATTAGCATTGCCAACAATCTCTTACCAATACTTGTCAGTAACTTCTGACTTCGGTATTTCAGTTCGTGATTGGCTCAGCAAGACATATCCTAAGTTGCGTGTTGTTTCAGCTCCACAGTTGAACGCAGCAAACGGATCTGCAAACGTGTTCTATCTCTACGCTGAAAAAGTAGAAGATGGCGCAAGCGATGACAGCCGTACATGGGTTCAAGTTGTCCCAGCTAAATTCCAAGCCCTAGGTGTGGAAAAAATGGCTAAGGCATACGAAGAAGACTATGCAAATGCGACTGCTGGCTGCTTGTTGAAGCGTCCTTACGCTGTTGTTCGTTACTCAGGCATTTAATGGAGAGGGCGGTCTATGGACTGCCCAATCTAGCTGATGTAAGATAGGATAGACGGGAGAAATCCCGTCTTTCTAAACATCAAAAAGGATAACGAAAATGGCTAAAACTTATGTATTTTCAACGCTTGCAAACGATCAGCTCTATACGAACTGGATGCAAGGCGGTGGCGATATGCCTATTAAAGGGCATTCTGTTCTGATTAAAGGCGGGACAGGGGTAGCAAACGATAGATTGATTACACCATTGGGTGTTTCAACAGAAATTACTGACTATGATCTTGAGGAGCTTCAAAAGAACCCTTCTTTCAAAGATCATGAGAAAAACGGGTTTGTAGTCGTGAAAGCCAAAAAAGCGGAAGCTGAAAAAGTGGCTGCCGACATGAACCTAAAGGATGAGTCTGCTCCATTGACGGACGCAGATTATGCAAACCAAGATGGTCCAAAAGTAGGCAAATAAAGATGACATCCCTTACACCAGTCTACAACGATGAAGCATTTCGGAACCAGTTTCCTCAATTTGAGAATACGACCCTGTTTCCCCCTGCTCAGTTGGAAAGCTGGTGGACTATGGGTACAGCCTATATCAACATCGATAATAACTACCCTTGGAATTTCAAATCCAAGCAGCTTCAGTTAGCAATCGATTTAATGGCTGCTCATCTTGCAGCGTCATATACGCTCATCAACTCAGGAACTCCCAGCGTGATAGTTCAGGGATCGTCCGAAGGTACGGTGAGCGTATCCCTAGTACCTCCAGTGATTAAATCCGCTTTTGGATGGTGGCTTGCCACTACTCCATACGGTGCTCAGCTAAGGGCTCTATTGAGAGTAGTCGCTAACGTAGGTCTCTACGTTGGTGGAAGCTATGAGAATCAGGGCTTCCGTAGAGCTGGTGGGTATTTTGGATGAAGCAGTTAAATCTCGATAAGATCAGGGCAACGCTTGAGCGTGTGCCTGAAGAATTCGAGAATATGGTAGCCCAAATCGGGTTCCCATCGGGTATCAACTATGAGGACGGAACGTCAGTGGCTTATGTTGCTGCGATTCAAGAATTTGGGGCTCCAGCAGTGGGGATTCCTCCTCGTCCGTTTATGCAACCAACTGTCAATGAGAAAAAAGACGCTTGGGTAAAAACTATTGAGAAAAGCTTACCAAAAGTAGCATTGGGAAAAATGACTGCTTTTGACGTGCTTGATCTTGTTGGAATACAAGCTGCTGCAGATATTCAGACTAAAATCTCCAGCATTTACACCCCTCCTAACGCTCCTGCAACGATCAGGGCAAAAGGATCAGCTAAGCCGTTGGTAGACACTGGATTGATGCTTGCATCGGTTCAAAATGCCGTAAATACGACTGGCTCAGAATTCACAAGCAAAGGCTCATAATGTTAAACGTCAGAGCTATTGCCAACAAATACATTCAGATTACGAATAAAAACCAGCAGATCAACTGGATTCAGTCAAACGGTTATGTAACCGATGACGCTGGTAGACGCACTCCTAAGACGATAACTTTGACAGTTGAGGCTCAGGTACAAGCTTTGAGCGCAACTGATTTAAAGCACGTTGACGGGCTAAATATCACTGGTGTTATGCGCTCCGTTTATATGTATGGGAACGCTGCTGGAGTAGTGAGAGCCGATCAGATTGGTGGGGATATTTTGGTATTTCCTGAAACCCCCGGCTGTTGCAACCGTAACTGGCTTATCACTCAGGTCATGGAAACATGGTCTGATTGGTGTCATGTAATCGTTACCTTACAACAGGATTAATTATGGCTGTCACAATCGACATTAACGATCAGGACGTATTCCGAGCATTGGTCACGTTTTTTAGATCTTTTATCCCTGCTGGGGTGGAAGTGATTCAAGCCCAAGACAATCGGGTGGCAATGCCTAAAGGTGGATTTATTTCCATGAACAATACTGGGATGGATCGTCTTTCCTTCAACGTTGATAGCTATTTTGTCAATCAAGATAAGACAATCCTAACCCCAACAAGATATTCGGTGCAGCTAGATTTTTATGGTCCAATCTCTCAAGAATGGGCTATGCAAACTGTTGCGCTGTTTAGGGACGGTTATGCGACTGAAATTTTTCCGTCAAATATCCAGCCTCTGTATGCAGACGATCCCGTCCAAATTCCGCTTATTGATGGGGAAGCCCAATATGAGCAACGCTGGAAATTGGTGGCGAGTTTACAATACAACCCAATCCTATCAACAACCAAACAGTCGATGCTGGGAGTTGACATCGGACTTGCTCCAATCGATCAGACATTTAACCCCTAGGAGAAATAATGAGTACCATTCCTTTTTCGCAAGTAGTCCAAGTAGTACCGTCAGTTTTATCGGCTAATGGCATAGCAGTAGACCTAAATGGTTTGGTGCTTACTCAAAATGCTTTAGCTCCAAGCGGTACAGTTTTGCAATTCGCTGACGCAGCGGGTGTTCAAGAGTATTTTGGCGCAAGCTCAGACGAAGCAACAATCGCAAATATCTATTTCAAAGGTTATGACGGTGGCACTCAGCTACCGGGTAATCTGTTGATGACTCGTTATGCTGAGACAGCAGTTGCTGGCTGGCTACGCAGTGGCTCATTGGCTTCCGTAACTCTTGGTCAACTCCAAGCATTTACAGGCACTTTGGCTATCACTGTTGCTGGTGTCGTTAAGACTTCAGGCACGATCAACCTAAGCGGTGCAACAAGCTTTAGCAACGCTGCTACGATCATTCAGGCTGCGTTTACAAGCCCCGGCTTTACTGTTGCTTACAACTCTACTCAGTCTGCTTTTGTATTCACTACAACCACTGATGGCGCAACTCAAACTATGAGCTACGCTGCAACTGGTACTTTGGCTACGAATTTGCGTTTGACTGCTGCAACTTCAGCAATCCTTTCTCAAGGATCTGACGCTGACGTTCCTGCTGATTTTATGGCTAACATTTTGACCATTAATCAAAACTGGGCAACATTCATGACTGTTTGGGAAGCCAGCCTGTCTGAAAAAGAAGATTTTGCTCAATGGAGCAATTCTGCTGCTCCTCGTTGGTTATATGTTTGCCAAGACTCTGACGCAAACGTTTTGGTAGCAAACAATACAGTCACTTTTGGTAACTACCTCCAAGTGAATGAATTGATCGGCACTTTGGCTATTTATGGTGATATGACTCATGCTGCATTCGTTTGCGGATTTGCTGCTTCATTGAACTTTACCCGCCTTAATGGACGTGCAACTCTTTGCTTCAAGTCACAATCAGGTCTCGTGCCTTCAGTGACCACTTCTACTGCTGCGACAGCCGTAGAGAGCAATGGTTACAACTTCTACGGTGCTTATGGCTCTAATAACCCTGCAAACAATACAAACTGGTTCTCACCGGGCTCTGTATCAGGCGAATGGCTATGGGCTGATACTTACTTGAATCAGATTTGGCTCAATGCTAATCTTCAGTTGGCTATGGTTAACTTGTTGACTTCAGTTAGCGCAGTTCCTTACAACTCACAAGGTAATGGATTGATCTACTCTGCTGCTCTTGATCCTATTAATGCAGCGATTAACTTTGGTGCGATTCGTGCTGGTATCAACGTATCTGCCTCACAAGCAGCTCAGATCCAGTATGCGCTTGGCTTTAATGCTGCGCCTACCATTGCATCGCAGGGCTTCTATCTGCAGATTCTTGAGGCAACTGCTTCAACTCGTGCAGCTCGTTTGTCCCCTCCGATCACTCTGTATTATCAGGATGGTGAGGCAGTTCAACAAATCACTATGGCTTCAATCGCTATTCAATAAGGATAAATTATGTCAACAATAACCTCAGCAAATTCGGTCTTATCTCTTGCGATCAACAACTACTTTCCAGTACCCCAAGTAATTCAGGGTTATGCGGTAGATGACGCTTTTGAAGGCGAAGCAGTCCAACAAGCAGAAATCTTGATGGGTGTAGATGGTATTTTGAGTGCTGGTAAAGTTTTCGTACCGTACAAAATGACCATTCACCTCCAAGCAGACAGCCCAAGCGTGTTCTTATTTGACGCATGGCGCAACGCACAAGACGCAGCAGTTGATGTCTTCTCTGCAAGTGGATCTATTACCCTACCTTCAACAAGTATGGTATATACTTTGCAAAACGGCTATTTGACTCAGGCAACTCCGTTCCCTGCAGTTAAAAAGACATTGCAACCACTCGTATACGAGATTACTTGGCAGCGCATCATTGGCGGTCAAATTTAATGGCAGCGGTATAAAAAATGGCAAGAAAAGAGTCGACATTCGTAGCAGATACTGGACGTGATAAAGGGAAGCAATTCCATATCACTGAAATGTCTGCCTCACAAGCTGAGAGCTGGGCTTTCAGGGTAATTCTCGCTATCGGCAATGCTGGTATCGAGATCCCCGATAATCTTGCTTCTCAGGGAATGGCGGGTCTAATGGCGGTGGGCTATATGAACCTCCTCAAGATTCCATTCGAGGCTGCAAAGCCACTTTTGGATGAAATGATGGGGTGCGTTCAGATAGTCCCGTCACCTAATGTCAAGCGTCCATTAATTGAGGATGACATCGAAGAAGTGAAGACTAGGCTCATGTTGCGTAAGGCAATTTGGGATCTGCACATGGATTTTTTTTTAGACGCAGACAAGTCGACTTCGGAGTCAGAAGCTCAAGCGCAAGCAGCAACCGCCTCGTTGAGTATCAAGCCACAGCGCAAACGATAGCAACAGTAGTCTCGTCAAGACTGGCTACCCTCCATGAACTTGATACTGTCTATGGTGTTGAGGATTTGTGGATACTCCTTGAGGTTCATGCCGTTGATCGGCACAACGCTTATATTGTGAGTCAAAAGTAATGGCAACCGTCATAGACAGTTTATTGATTGAGCTTGGATTAGATACATCCAAGTTTGACACATCGCAAAAGAAGTCCGTAGAGGAACTTCGCAAGTTTGACGAACAAGCCCAAAAGACAGCAAAAAACACTCAGCAAGGCTCCAAAAACGTTGGAGACGGCTTTGAAAAAGCTCGTAATGCCCTAGTCTCACTTGGGGTAGCTTTTGTCGGCTTGAAGGGTTTTACGCAGTTCTCCAAGGAAATGACCAGCACGAATGCTGCGCTTGGTAGAAATGCTCAGCTATTCCAAATGTCTGCTCGTGAGCTGGACGCTTGGGGTGGAGTTTTAAAAACTGTAGGCGGTGACGCTGAAACATTCCAGTCCTCAATTCAGGCTATGCAGCAAGGAATTGCTGGCATCAAATTGGGTGACTCTGCAATTCTTACCCCGCTGGCTCGTTTAGGAGCCCTCAGCTCAATCGATCTGAATAAGGGTACTGTAGACATATACAAGCTGGCTGACGCTCTCAAAGCGTTCAAAAGAGAGAATGGTGAGCAGCTTACTTACACCCTAGCTCAGCAGCTCGGAGTCAACAAAGAGACCTATATGGTTCTCTCTCAGGGATCAGAAGCGGTTCGTAGACTCTATGACGAGCAATACAAGCTTTCAGGGGTAACTGCAGAAAATACCGAAAAAGCCAAAAAACTCCAAGAGCAATGGGGCTTTACAGATCAAGCTCTATCTAAGGTCAAAAATACCTTGATGGATCAGCTTTACCCAGCAATGATGCTGACAGCCAAAGGCACTCAGTCATTCTTTGAAGGATTTGTCGAGGCTGACAAAAAACTAGATGGATTTGTTTCTCAGATCACTTTAATTGGTGCTGCTGCTCTGACTTTGCAAACAACCCTGTCTTCATTGAAGTTGGTAGGTGTTTCCGTAGGATCGGGGCTGGCTGCTGCATTCTCTCGGGTATTTGGTGCTGCTGCTTTGCTATTCCATAGCGGGGAGTTGAATAAAGGCGAAGACGAAGAAATCCGCAAGATTCATGCTGCACAAGATAAAGCTTCAGGTGGTGGTGGCGGTGCAAAACTGCCTCGCAACCTTCGCAACAATAATCCCGGCAATATCGAATACGGTGATTTTGCCCGTAAAAATGGAGCTACTGGCAGCGATGGTCGCTTTGCTATTTTCCCTGACATGAAGACAGGCGAAAACGCTATGGCGAATTTGCTTATGAGCTATGCCAAGGGCGGGACAAATACGATCTCATCGATAATTAGTAAATGGTCTCCAGCGGGTGAAAACGGTGCTGGCAATACAAACTCTTACATTGCAAACGTAGCTAGAGCTACTGGAATTGATCCAAACAAACCTTTGAGTATGGGAGAGCTCGCTGCAGTTCAAAGAGCTATGACTAACCAAGAAGGTATGGTCGGAGCTAAAGCAACTGCTCCAAACGCTCAAAATGGCGGTGGCAATAGCGTTCAAACTAATATTGGTGCAATTACTGTAAACACTCAAGCAACCGATGCAAACGGAGTCGCTTTAGGGTTAAATAAAGCTTTGCAAAATAACTCATTAATTAATTTAGGAATGCAGGGAAATAGATAATGCCAAACATACCCTATCCTAACGTTCCTCAGTTGCCCGGTGTACCCGCTTTAGCCCGTAGCAACAACGCACAATTTGTAGGTGCAGCCCTTACAATCATTGGAGAAATACTTCCTTTGGGATTGTTTGGTACTAAATGGGGTATCGTGGATCAAGGCGGGGCTTCTGTCATCGTTCCTGATTCATTCGTGGATTTTGAGTATCGAGAAGAACGCAAGATCCCCAATTATCCTATTGAACAGGGCAGCTTTCAAAGCTACAATAAAGTAGCGGTTCCGTTTGATTGTCGAGTAACCGTCTCTTGCAGCGGTAACGGAAAAATGAGCAAACAGGCTTTTTTGACAGCCATTCAAGCGTTGCTTAACTCGCTTGATCTTGTAAGCGTAGTGACTCCTAACGTAACTTACGAAAATTGCAACTTGGTTCACGTTGACTATCGTAGGGAAGCTAGACAAGGCGCAACCTTGATCTTGGCTCAGTTATGGTTTCAAGAAGTGCGTATTGCTCAAAAGCCAGTGGTTCCTACTGCTAAGCCTTCGGGAGCAAGAAGCACTAGCTTTGGTCAACTTTCACCAGCTACTCCGACTGGCAACTTTGGGACGATTAATCCAAACTCAGTAGGGGGCATCGGCATAAAATGACAATTCAAACTATCCCAATTAATGCCGTTCCTGCTCAACAATTCACGATCCAACTAGGCGATCAAAATTGCGACATTAGTATCTATCAAAAAAATACTGGGCTTTATTTTGACATGGTGGTCAATGACACTCCTTGCGTAAATACGGTTCTATGCCTTAATTTGGTAGGATTGATTCGTGAGGCTTATTACGGATTTATTGGTCAACTAGCTTTTGTAGACACCAAAGGCACAACAGATCCCGAATATTCAGGTCTTGGAAGTCGTTACATACTGGTTTATCAATCATGACCTTTGCAGTCCGTCAGATCAATCTTCAATTCACCAGCGCAAACGGTAAAACCGTAAAACTGGAAGGATTGCGCTGCGCTGCGGTGATTACAAACCCCGGTGGAAATAGTGCGTTTGGACAGCTTCAGCTTCAGGTTTGGGGAATGACCCTAGATCAGATGAACGAATACTCCAGCACTGGATCAAACATGGTGGCAGTTCAGGATCAATCCGTCACTGTCGTTGCTGGAAATCAAGGAGGAAGTCTAAATCAAGTGTTTTCAGGAACTCTGATCTCAAGCTTTATCGACCTATCTAACCAGCCTGACGTTTCTTTTGTATGCGCTGCGGTAGCTGGTTATTACAACAAGGCAGCTCCAGCAGCCCCAAATACCTATCAAGGATCTCAAAAGGCTGAAGACATCATCAAAGCATTGGCTGGTCAAATTGGCTATACATTCGAAAATAAAAATGGTGCTACATACGTTTTGCAAAATCAATATCTTTCAGGATCAACGATTGAGCAAATACAAACAGTGGCTCGTAACGCTTCTTTTCCTTTAATTATTGAAAATAATACTGTTACGATTTTTCCGAATGACGGAGTTAGGGATGACATTGTGGTTAACCTTAGCGAAGAAACTGGTTTAGTTGGATACCCTTCTTACTGGGAGGCTGGATTCGTAGTTAAGTCCGAATTTAATCCGATTATTACCATTGGGCGGGTTATTAACCTAAAGTCTCAACTTCCAAAAGCAAACGGAAAATTTCCGATTCAGTACGTTACGCATGAATTAAGCACGTTGACTCCTGACGGTCCTTGGTTTACAACTTCAAAATTAAGCCCTGCGGTATATGTCCCAAAAAACTAATCCACCAGTTCAAACAAACCACGTCCCCGCAGACGCAGCGTCCGAAGTCGGGCGCATGGACTACATTATCAGATCTGCTTTGTCAGGTCTGAGGACGGCTATTCCAGTCAAGGTCATATCCGTAACCAATAGCGGTGGTCTTTCAGCGATTGGCAAGGTTTCAGTGCAGCCATTGGTGAGCTCTGTAGACGGTAATGGTCAAACTTGGGAGCATGGCATTATTCACAATGTCCCATATATGCGTATTCAGGGCGGGACAAACGGAGTCATCCTAGATCCAGCAGTGGGCGATGTAGGCATTGCCACTGTCTGCGATAGAGATATTTCTACTGTCAAAAATACTGGAGCTGTTTCAGCACCGGGGTCAAATCGCAAAAATGATATGTCTGATATGGTTTATTTGATGACCATTATTGGCGGGGCTCCTAGTCAGTACGTTCAATTTAATAGCTCGGGAATTACCATTCATTCCCCTAATAAAGTTACAATTAGCGCACCGAATGTAGAAGTAAATGCGACTACAAAAGCACAAATTACAGCTCCAAACGTGCAAGTAGACGCTTCCTCGGCTTGTACGATTAATGCCCCATCGATTGTATTAAATGGCGCAATCAGTCAAACTGGCGGTGGTTCTGCTGCATTTAGTGGCTCAATGACCGTAACGGGTGACGTTACAGCATCGGGTACAAGCGTTCATACGCACAAACATGGTGGTGTTACAACGGGTGGCGGTCAAACAGGAACTCCAGTATGACAATAATTCAAAATACCTTACTGCTCGATCAAGACGCATGGGATTTAGTTCTCGATGTAAACGGGAATATTGCCCTAGCTGCTGCCCCCTATTCAATCGCTCAAGACGTTGCTTCGGCAACAAGAACCTTTTTGGGTGAATGCTGGTACGACACCGATCTTGGTCTTCCGTATTGGGAGCAGATCCTTGGAGAATTTCCTCCATTGCAGTATGTAAGCCAACAAGTTCAAGCTGCAGCCTATACGATCCCTAATGTTGCTGCAGTAGAGGTAAGCTTTACTTCTTTTGAAAATCGTAATTTAGCGGGTCAAATTCAAATAATAGATACAGATGGAGTCACGAATAACGTGGCTTTTGGAGGATAAATGAGCACAAACGTCCCAGCAATCACTTGGGTTAATGGCGCACCAGTATTGCCAGCCGAGGCTGACATTCTTGTTGGTGTCCAAACAGACATTGACGTTGCCTTTGGAGGAGGTGTCAATCCATCATTGCAAACCCCACAAGGGCAGCTTGCTCAAACCGAAACTGCAATCATTGGTGAAAAAAACAATGAAATCGCTTACATTGCCAATCAAGTAAATCCAGCTTTTGCTTCAGGTATTTGGCAGGATGCCATTGGTTATATCTACTTCATGACTCGTATTCAAGCTTCGGGGACGGTGGTAAATGCCACTTGTAACGGAGCTGTTGGTACAGTCATTCCTGCTGGATCTATTGCTCAGGACGTTAACGGCTATCTATATGCCTCAACTGCTGCAGCAACAATTCCTGCTGGCGGTAACATAACCGTTCAATTTCAAAATCAAACAACGGGTCCAATTTCTTGCGCCATTGGTTCGCTTAATAGAATTTATACAGCCGTTGCTGGCTGGGATACGGTATCAAACCCTACTGCTGGCGCAATCGGAAACAACGTTGAGTCTCGTGCAGAGTTTGAGCTTCGTAGACAAAACAGTGTGGCAGTCAATGCGGTTAACTCATTGCAATCAATTTATGCTGCAGTGTTAGCCATTCCTAACGTAATCGATGCTTTTGTTGTTGATAATTCATCTAACGTGACCGTCAACTATGGCGCAACTAGCTATCCATTAGCAGCTCACTCAATCTGCGTAAGCGTAGCGGGTGGCACGTCTTCAGACATTGCAAACGCTATTTGGAATAAAAAACCACCGGGATGCGGATACAACGGAAACACTTCCGTTACTGTTTACGATACTTCTTATCCAGTGCCATATCCAAGCTATACAGTTACCTATTTGGTTCCTACATCGACTCCAGTTTATTTTATTGTAGATATTAAAGATGATCCGCTGCTTCCTTCCGACATCATTACGCAAACTCAAAATGCTGTTATTGAGTCTTTTAACGGTCAAGATGGCGGTACTGCAGTTGGTATCAACACGACAACCTATTCGGGTCGATACTATGCAAATATCAATGCAATCAATCCAAACGTTAACGTCATTGAAGTCTATGTTGGCTTGACTGCAAGTCCAACAACGTTGTCTGCTGCGCTTGGTATTGACCAGTTGCCTACTATTTCAGCCTCTCAAATTGTGGTGAACTTGGTCTAATCATGCAAAATTGGTCAGAAACCCTTCTAAGCCAGTATTGTGATGCTCCTACTATTACGGGTCTGCTTGATTCTTTTAATAGTGCAGTTGATCCTACTGTTGATATTGCTAATTTCTATTTGAATATTTGGGATGTCTATACGGCAGTTGGTAATGGCTTAGATATTTGGGGTGCAATCGTTAACGTTCCTCGTTATTTGCAGATCCCAAGCTCACCAAACTATTTGGGTTTCAAAGAAGCGTATTTAGCACCTTATGCTTCGACAGGTCCCCAGCCTTTTGGACAAGCCCCATTTTTCACAAGCGTATCATCAACAGATACTTACGCTTTGTCTGATACGGTTTACAGGCAGCTCATTTTGATTAAGGCTGCGGTTAACATTGGAAATTTAGCGGTTCCTCAGATCAATGCTTTATTGCAAAGGTTTTTTGGGACTTCGATTGAGGGCAGCCCTTCGGGGATTGCTTATGTAATTGACACCCTGAATCAAGGATTTACATACAATTTTGATTTTGTGCCTAGTTTGGTTCAACTAGCAATCGTGCAAAATTCAGGAGTGTTTCCTAGACCCGCTGGTGTAGCCGTAACCGTTACTTATTAATAGGATAAAAAATGCAAAGTAGCAATATCCCCGCAAAGATCCCTCTCCCGTTTGCATACGCTGCGGGTCCAAGTTATAAAAATACTATTCCTACTGCCTCGCAAATTGGCATTACGAACGGTAAAGCGTCT